GAACACTTGGCGGGAACTGAGCGCCCATTTGAACTGGCGGACAAATTCTTCCAGGTGGTTCTGCACGACCCGGTACAGCGTCACCAGGTCGCCGTTGATGTCGTTAAGAACTTCAACAGGCGCTGCCTGGGGACGCATGAAGTAGAGCGCGGCGCCGCCGGCGAAGACTTCAACGTAGCATTCGTGTGGCGGAAAAAGCGGGATAAGACGGTCGGCCAGGCGGCGTTTGCCGCCCATCCAAGGGATGATGGGTGTAGACATAAAAAAGCAAGACCTTTGCTGTATGGATAAACAGTGCTAGGCTCGCTCCGCTTTGTGCACGAAGCAGGAGCCTTGGCTGGACTTGCAGGGACGATCTGCGGGGAAGGTGGCCGGGTTGGATGTTGACGCATCCTGCACGGCCGCTCCTTTTACTTCGGTGTAGAAACTTCTTTTGCGTAAGCCTGACAGGCCCGCAGGGCGATCAATCCGCGGTCGCCGGCATCGGTGATTCCGATAATTCGTTGAGCATGCGCTGGGTCAAGTTGGGCTCTTGTGGTGCCATGAACCACGCGGCCGGTGGCGGTGGTGGGTGGCACTGAACAGCTGGCGGTGGTTTCGGTGGCGGCGAGTACGACTGACAGCCGCAGATCAGCAGTAGCCAGGCGATCACGCAGACGAGCCTGCTTGATTTGCTCATCGTTCAATTCCTTGTAGTGGGTTTCGTCTTTGTTCTGCAGGCGGAGCTCCAGGGCTAGGCGCTTGTCCTGCTCGGTACGCTGCAGAGCAGCAGAAGCTTGGGATATTTCGTTGAGGGTGTCCGCCTGCAGCCGGGCTTGCCGCTCCAGCACGCTGCCATAACGCCAGTCCTGGGCAGTCCAGGCCAACGCTGCAGATCCTGCGGCCACCACCACTAACAGCAAGCTGATAGCGGCGATACGGAACTGCGCCGGGATCAGATCGAAGAGACGCATAACACCGCCCTCGCCCTGGCCCACAACTGCAGCCGATCCTCCAGGCCATTAAGGCCGCCGTTGATCCGGCGAGTGATCGTGTTGAACTGGTTCTGGTCCGCGAGCGCATTCAACCCATTCACGGACCAGAACCACGCCGCCGACTCTGCCGCCCATTGCGGCTGCTCGAGCAGTTCGGGAGTGCGCAACAATCGCTCATCGCCGAACAGTGCCAGACTGCAGCGCAGGTAGTTATCGTGCCCGGTTACCTGGATCAACCCTCGGCCACGATAGCGTTGACCATCACCATCTGCAGCTGGGGTATTACCAAGCTTGGCAGCCAGAGTGCCGGTATCGTATTTACTCAGGTATTGATCCCCACCCAATTCGCGGACGTACTGCAGTTGACCGGACTCGTGACCAAGCTGCGCCAGGAAAGCAGCTTGGCGTTTCGGTGTATTGATCTGCCGATGCGCCATTGCCGCGTTCAGGGCAGATACAAAAACGCCCGCTTGGCGGCGGGCGTTTGGCATGATGCGTTGTAGCTGTTGTTCAGTGATCGTCATAAAAACTCCGGTCAAAAAAATACCGCACTCAGGCGGCGGTGGACTGCATTACAGCTTCTCGACGCTCACGACCTTGAGCGGCTTCGTTTCCTTCTTCTTCTTACCCTTGGATTTGCCTTGCTTGCCGGCATTGCACTCGACCGTGGTCGACCAGCCAGACTGGGTAAACACCTGCTCCACTGAATCTGCTAGGTATTCGCCATCCAGCCCGACCTTGAAGCCCTGGGCGTTGATCAGGCGCTCGGCAAAAATGTCAGTCCGGCCAGGCATCTCGAAACGCACGTCGGCGGTCGAGCGATTGAATGCCGCTAACCTTGCTTTGGCTGCTGATTCAGCAGCAGTCTTGTTCGGATAGATATGCCGATCCGTGTGCACCGCCGGCAAGCCGTCCGGAGCGTCATCGTTGTCGATGGTGACCACCGCCAATTTGCCGTCCTTTTTGTTCTGATGCTTAGTCGCCACGGCCTTGTGCGAATTGCGATCCCCTAAGCTGAACTGCCAGCGACTGAGATCGCTGCGGGTCAACGTGATCGCCCCGAACGTTTTGCCGCTGGCTGTCTGCCCTCCCTGGCGTGGCATCACCAACAATTTGCCATCTGCGACCTTGGCCGTGCAGTCGTATTGCTTAGCCAGGCGCGTGATGAAATTAAAGTCGGACTCGTTAAGCTGATCCACACGAGCGACCTTCGTCGCCACCGGACAGCCTGCCTGCCAGCCATTTCGAGCCGCGATGTCGGCCACGATCTTCGACAACGGCGTATCCTCCCAGCTTCCGCTGCGGATAGTCTTACCACTGCCGCGCATATCGCTGGCTTTACCCTTGATCACAATCGTGTCCGGCGGGCCGGAAACTTCGACCGTGTCGACCGCGTAAAGCCCTAGGCGCATTAAAGACGTTTCGGCATAGCCCAGGTGAATCTCGATTGAGCTACCGCGCCGGGGCAACTGCACCTGGCCGTCGCGGTCATCGATACGCAATTCAAACTCGTCGGACTCCATACCCGGCTTGTCAGAAGTCCTAAGTAACAACAGTCGATCATTGATCTTGGACGTAATATCGGCACCGTCGGCAACGATACGAAAAGTGGGGGTCATGGTTTTTTTCCAAAGAAAAACCCGCACAGGGCGGGCTGAATACAAAGTTTCGTTTCGCTTAACGCAACGGGCTGCAGGCGGTGCCGTTCGGAGTCAGTCCCACAAGCTAATCCCTTCCTCAGTCGGGACTGGCAGATCCGGTAGCAGGATCACCACACCAGCGCGGAAAGGCTGCGGCTCGTCTGCCAGGCCCTGATTGGCATCCAGCACGGCCTCGACACTGCCGTTCAAGTGCCCATAAACGTTATTGCAAATGACATCGAGCATGTCCCCGTCAGACGTTCTGCATGTCGTCGCCATAGCGCGTGAACTCCAGAGTGAATACTTGTTTACGCGGAATACCGCCGTGCAGCAGCGCGCCCTGTTCCTCGTTGATGGACTTCAGGCACCAGGTGCCGATCACCTCTCCATAGCCGGTGGTCAGAGTCAGCGGCTGTAGCCGGCCGCCGATGGTGCGTAACGTGTCAAGCTGCTTGAGGCCGCCCTTGAAGCCGGGATAAATCGTACCTTTGAGTGTGAGCTTTTCATCGCCCATGCCCACGGCCTGCTGCGCCGGGCGCCGCGATAGTCGCTCCTGTGAAGCCCAGCGGAATTCAGTCGAGCGGCTCAATTCGTCGAAGGCCGCCGTATCTAAGTTGAAGTAGTACGGCTGAATTTTAGGATCCCTGGGCTGGATGATCAGCAGGTGCGGAAATGGCTTCACCGCTTCCGGCGCCGGTGTAGCATCCACGGCAAATGCGCTGGTGGGCACGATGTTTGCCAACGACGGATTGACCTTTCCGGCGACCTTGTTGATCGCCGTCGCAGCTTTTCCCGCCTGCTCCTTCAGCGCCCCCATTCGCTCCTGCACTTCGGCGGCGCCCCGTGTCGCACGACTGTACACAGCCAGCACCTGGCCGGCTTTGGCCTGTGCTGCATTCACGCCGCGCATCACCCGCTGTAGCTTGGCACCGATAGCAGGTCCCACGAACGGAATATTTTCCAGCTCGGACGCGGCACCGGTCATCTCCCTTATTGCGCCGTTGACAGGTCCAAGCATGCCCTCAGCACTACGTCTACCAGCCTCCCCGGCTTCAACCAGATACTTGAAGCCCGACTGCATCTGTTCCATATAAGCCATAGGCCCTCCTTACAGGTGCGGTTCGTCGTACAGCTTTGCGGCGTTTTGTTTCGCCGCATCAGCCATCATTAGCCGCATGTGCGGCATGAGGTCTTGCGCCAAGCGTTGCGGGTCTTTCACATCCCCTTGCACCGTAACCGGCATATTCAGCGAGTACTGAAACTGCTGATCCACTTTGGCCGGGACAGGCTTTTCCGGCTCTTTGGGCTGGATCGCTACAGCCGCCGGTTTGGTCGGCGCTGACACGGCTAGTGAGCGCGCGACATCACCCAGTACCGGCGCTTGCGGTGCAGGCGCCATCAGCAATGCACCCGAACCGTCTGCCCGGTTGAATGACTTGCCCATAGCGGCCAAGCTCGGAATGGCTGGGCCCGGTCGAGGCGCCATCAGCAACGGCGTCACCGGTGGCGCGGGCTTTTCGTCCTCCCCTCCGAACCACGACTTACCTGCAGCACCGCCCAGCGCCGAACCACCCATGCTGCCTAAGTAAGCGCCTACCAGCCCACCAATAGCGGTGCCGATGATAGGCACCACCGAGCCAATAGCCGCTCCTGCAGCAGCACCGGCCATGGTGCCGGCGAGATTGCCAGCGGCAGCGCCATAACCCTCGGCCTTTTCGTCCTTGGTCTTAGCATTCTCATAGGTGTCAAAGGCCATGGCGCCGGCCTCGATGAGCGAGCCACCAGGTATTGCCTTGGCGGCTTTACCGATCTTACCGACCGCTTGCACAACCCCGCCCAGTTTCGCTATCGCCCCGCTTGGAATAGAAACAGGTGGAATAAGCGGACGCGGGACCGGTACCGGAGGCCGTGGCAGCGGTGGACGCGGAACCGGTGCGGCAGGCAGTGGCACCGGCGGACGCGGGACCAGTACTGCTGGCCGTGGCAGCGGCGGACGCGGAGCCGGCGCTGCAGGCAGTGGCACCGCCGGGCGCGGTACCAGTGCTGCTGGCCGTGGCAGCGGCGGACGCGGAGCCGGCGCTGCAGGCAG